AATGCTTCATTTTCATCTTGACCAATTAATTGTGTAATTTCTTTATCACCAATAAATCTAGCCGCAAATCTTCTTGCCGCTTTCATTGTAATGTATTGTCTTGCGTATTCTGGTAAATCTTCAAATTGTTGTACTAGAACTAAATCAACTGAATTTGGAGCTGAAGTAAAAACATCAGTATGATTATCCATATCATATAGAAAACCACTTCTTATTGTATAATTATATTGTCTATAGTGTGCATTAGCATCTGCTTTTACACAGTTAGACGGAAGCGGAACTTTGCTATCACTATCTAAAGATAAAGATTTATAATTGGTATGTGTGTTGAAATTCCACCCTTGAGATTGGATAGACATAGATGTTTCGTTAAGAATATTTTTTGCTGTACTTACATCAACTGTTGTAGTGCCTGTAATACTATTGACTGGAGCTTCTCCAATCGTAGAAAGCATTGTGTTAACAGCTTGTAATTCGGTTGTGGGTGTTATTTGTGTTGCCATCTATCCTCTATGTTAAATTTTGTGTGAGAACACTGGGCGGATTGTCAGTGTTAATCTCCGCCCAATGTAAGTAAAGAGGGACTATGCCGCTTCTTTAATTCCGACTGCCGCTTCTGGTCTTAATACACCATGACCCATGCTGTATTTAGCTACCATTAACGTACCTTGTCTTCTAATGTCGTACTCTTTTTCAACAGCTAAATCCATTAGCTTAACAGTTCCGACTGCTGAAGGGTGAGATACAAGAGCAACAAAGTTTGATAGGTCAACTGCTTGAGGAGTTGAACCACCATTAGTTGCTGAACCTGCGTCTGTACCTGAAGTTACATTAGAGTTAACAAAGTGTGCCACAGGTACTAATTCAATACCTGCAATTTTGTGAACTTTACCTTCAGCGATTGAACCGTTACCACTGAAATCAACATTCACTGCATTTGTAGCGTTTGCTAATTTGTAGTATTCTTCTAATCTCATAAAGCATTTTCTGCCTTCTGAAGGAACATAGTTAGCATCAAGTTCTTTAGCCGCCGCAAAGATTGCATCAATCATTGCATTAGCCGCAGTAGCATCTGTTGCAGATGCAATACCTGTGTTAACTATATTAGTTGTAGCGTCTCCACCAGTGATACTTGCACTAGCTAAAGATGCTTGACCAATAGTTTGTAAGATGTGCTTATCTTTTTGAAAAGCCAATGCTCTACCAATTTCAGTAGAGTAAGCTGACCTTACGTCCCAGTGGTTTTTTGCTTCTTCGATATTCGATACGAATACTGAAGATATTAAAAGGTCATTAATTGTAATAACCTTTTCGTTGTGGTTAATATCTGAACCTGTAATTTCAGTACCAACTGCGTGATATGAAGCACCAATTCTTCCCATTACTGGAAAAGTTGCTGACTTCCCATTACTGATACTTCTAACCATATCAGCACCCTCTGTTTTTGAAGCTCTGTCAAATGAAGTAATAACTTCACCTGCGAATACTTTTAAAAACAAAGCGTCATCACGAGTTGCACCAGAATTAGCATTTCCAAATTTAACTGGACTTGCGTTTGCCATAGTGTTCTCCTTGTTTATTTATGACGTTTATTGATAAAAGCCTCTTCAATTCAGTTATTTAGTCAAGATTGTCCCTCGCAAGGGGTCAAGTTATTTGGCTAAATTGTTGATGGCAGTTGCCACACATTAGTGTTGCACAACTATGTTTTTTTAGAAAAGCCTTTTTTCATCTTTGCATAGGCTTTTACACTTATTGTACTTTTTGATTTTGGACGAGAAGTACCTGCTCGTTTTCTTTTATTAACATTATTATATAAAGAATTTTTCATAATTTTATAAATCCGAGTTAGCTAATTTTTCTTTTACTAATGCTTGATACGCAGGGTCTTTAGAATATCTTTCATCACCCATAGCTCTTGTAACTTCAGCCCATGAAGCATAACCTTTTTCACCTGACACTGTTCCTTTGCCTTCAAGTAAATTTGGTTCGTTACCATTAGCTTTTTCAAATTTAGCTTTCAATCCTACAACAGCTAACTTTGCAGTTTCTAAATCTTTAGAATTGACTGCTGTGTTGTATGCAGTTTTCTCTTCTTCAGACATATTTTCTGCCGCCCAGTTAGACATTTCAGTATAAGCATCTGCACCACCCACCATATTTTTGATAGATGTTGCTTGTTGGTCAGCTATTGCTTTTTGACCTTCAATAAACTGATTTACATAATCTTTAGGTATCCCTGCTTTTTCTAATGCTTCGTAAGATTTTTCATCTAACTCACCTTTTTCAGCATACTCAGACGCAAGAGTATCCATGTTTAACCCTGCGGTCTCGACTGCTTTTTCAGCTATATCTAAATCTGAATTATCATTTTTAGATACTTCGGTTTCTTTAGGTTGACTGTCACCAAGTTTCTTTTCTAATTCCTGATATGATTTTGCCAAGTCTTCTACTGATTTAAACTTTTCTGGCAAACCTTCAGGTTTACTTTGTGTAACATTTTCCTCTACTGGCTTTTCGCTAGTAGTCTCTTCTTGTTTTATTTCTACTGTTTCTACCATTTGTTATTTTCCTTATTGTGGTTTAGTAATATTATTTGCAACTTGAGGAATTGCTTTCTCTGCCATTTGCATCATTTGGTCATTTTCCATTTGCTCTTGTTGAGCCGCTTGTTCTTGTGCGAGTTGTTCTTCTGATTTTAATAGACCATCTGTATCTATACCTAAACCAATAGCGATACGTTTGATTAAATCATCTGGGTTTAACGCCTGAACAACTTGTGGATTTATCTGTGCAAGATTTCCTATCTCTGCAACAAATTCTCTTAATTTTTGTAAATCATTTCCTCTACCTAATGCTTCTATACCAGTAATAATAGTTGGTTGGACAGTTCCTTTAGGTAGTTTTGGTATTTCATTTGATTGTTCCATTCTTTTCATAAGAATAGAAACTAACGGTAATTGAAATTCTTGTGATAGTAATGAATATATACCACCCATAGCAGTTTCTAATTGTTCTGCCATGTATCTAATTTCTTGTGCTGTAACTCTTTCAGCATCTCTTTGTATTGCTGTGTGTAGTAAAAATGCGTAAGACATTCTTTCTTCTAATTTTGCAATACTTCTTTCAACTACTTGTAAATCATATTGTTTTTGTGTTTGTAAAACGGTTACGTCTTCTGCTGTTCCAGTAATAATGTCACCATTTCTAGTCATAGCTAAATCTTTTTTTCTAGTAACAGAGTTAGGTCTAACCATGAAAACAACTTTAGATGATGCCGCCGCACTTTCTACAAGTGCTTGTGATAAACCTTCTAAAGATTTTAAATCACCAATAAATTCTTCTACATACCCTCTACCATAATCTTCATTATCAACTCTAACCATTCTTAGAGCTTGGTAAGGCATTCTTTCTTTTTTAAATGTACCTTGACTTTCAGGAATTTTAATACCGTTTACTTCTTGGCAAACATAAAACTCATCATCATTTAATTTATAAATGTGTGTATATAATTCTATATCTTCATCTGATTTATAATCTGGGTCAGATATAACTTGTGCCGCTACTTCTTTTCCTAAAGATAGGATACTTGCTTTTTCACAAATAACTATTTCTAAAATATTACCTGAAGCATCTCTTCTAATTACATATTGAGATAAAGGAAACACTCTCATGCTACCTTTTTTAGGTAAATAAGTTAAGACATTCCCTGCAACAATTAAATGTTTAAGTGCTTCAAATACTGAAACTCTTAAAGCAAGTTGTTCAATTTTGTTTGATACTTCTTTTTCGATAACTGACAAAGATTTCTCTATGTCTGTTTTCATTTCTTTATTTTCTTCTAATTCTTTTTTAGCGTCACCTGCAATAGATAATCTAAAAAATGGGGAGTTTGGGGGAAGTAGAAGTAAAAGAAGTTTACTTGCTAGATTGTTGACACCTCTTGCACCAACTGATTGGAATGGATTATATAAATCACTTGAAGATGTAAAACCTTCAGGTTTAATTAATGAGGGTATAGTAAGCTCACTACACTCTTCGGCTCTATCTAAATAATGTTCTCTTTCTGTAAGTAGTTTATTGTATCGTTCTTTAGCTGTATTTGCTTTCTGTAAACTACCTGCATATTCCATTTATTATAGACTTGAGTTAGTAGCGATATTTAAACCTGAAGAAGTATTTAAAGCACTCGTGCCTGATTTCTTTTTCTTCTTCTTTTTAATATCTAACTCTTGTTCATTTGCCGTAACAAGCTCTGGTGCAGTTTGTTCACCCACAGTTTGTGAAGTGTTAACTGGCGTTGGAGCAGGTGTAGGAGCAGGTGGCATTTTTGGTCTTGAGCCGCACATATTAGTTATCCCTCTCTTTTAGTGTGTTAATAAAATTTACAACGTCCCTTTGACCTGCTTTAAAATAAATAGTTTTAGTATCATCTTTTAAATCAGGTGATTTTTCAGGGTAAACTTTGTTTAATAACTCTATAAAGTCATTAA